CTGAAGTTAAGTCCCGTCGTCTCGGTGTCGATAGCTAGAGTATCGAAAGTGATCTTCAGCTTCTCAGTCAGGTCGTAGAGATCCTCTACGTTCATGATCGCCTTGTACTTGAAGTCCCCCTCCCTACGACGGTTAAGAATATACATCTCATGAGCATTCTTAATGTCCGTCTGGAATAGGGAGAGGTTCTTCGGCTCCTTGATACAGGCGTAAGGATGGAAGATCGGAACCACAATACATTTGTGACCCTCTTCGCTCTCAAACTCGAAGGCTTTCCCTCTCTTGTTTGTGATGCCGCTCTTCCGTAGAATCATCTTCATCGCAAGGTTGCCACAGGCAAACACTAGGCGAGGCTTGATTGTGTCAATGGTGGACTGAATGTGCTGACGGCAGATCTTGATGTCGTCAGTCTTCATGTCCGCTTCCTTCACCTCAGTACACTTGACCGAAGCTGCTGTAGCAAACTTGGTCGGGTAGGTGTCGTTAAGTAGACTCATCTCCTTCTTGTTGAAGGCTACAGGAGTACCATGAATGAAGCTTAGGGAATCAGATAGAAACAGTGTATCGCACTGCTCCATGTCTTCGTGGTCCATGTGGGAATGCACAGCTTTGTCTTTACAAAGGATGCTGCACCCCTCACATCTTGGGTCACCACCAGCCATATTGCTGCCAGCATACAACTTATTGAGGTCAAACATACTATTATAAGGTATGGGAAATAGATATATAGACAATGACGAGTTTGAGAGAATCATCCTATTATACAAGGAGGATCCGAAAACGCACGAAGAAGATCTGGTTTCTGTCTTTGAACTTCTAATAAAAAACATCGTTGAGTCCTTCAAGTTTGAAGTGGACCCCAACGATGCCAAGCAGGAATGCTTTGCTCTGGTGCTCAAGACGGTCAAAAATTTCAAGCCCAAGAAGGGCACCGCGTTCAATTACTTTACGACGGTAATTCTAAACCAACTCAAGCTTATGTACACCAGAGAGAAAAAATACAAGCAGAAGATCGAAAATTACATCGACATTCATAAAGATAACTTAGACCTTTAGTTGCTTATATATGTTTGGTAGATAGAACTCAGATTTAACCTTGCCTTTCTTCAACCGAACAAGGTGCGGCACTTTATTGCTCCCATATATCACGAAGCTGTGGGGCATATCAAAGCTATTTACAATGTAAAGCTTTTCCCCCTCCTCTGTACCATCATATTTCTTCTTAAGCTCATAAGTAAGGTTCTGGCTCCACCTATCCCATTCAGAAACAAACAGTATGCTCATGTTTGTTTTACTTACCTTTTGCTGCGACAGAATTTTGTTTAAGTCGTTTTCCTTTTTAAGGAATTGCAAACTGTATTTCATGCTTCTTCAGTAGCTTCTGTGGTTTCGGAATCCACGAGCTTAATACCGCCGTCTTCTCCTTCCACAACCGTAATACCTGAAGCAGCCAACTCTTCTTTGTTAGCTTCTGCATACTGCTGCACCATCTGGTTTAGTTGGTTGTTGAGAGCCTCGCAACCAGTAACAAAGATGGTTTTCATAAAATCATCGTCGCTAATCTCTTCAGGCTTGACTACGGTACTAAAATTTTTAAAGGCTTCCGCCTCGTCCTTGGATAGTTTGATTTGTATTTTCATTCTATTTCTACTCCGCTCATCTATGCGGAATCTCCAGTTTTTTATATCTAACTTGATACTTTCTGTTTGAGTATCCATTACACTATAATAGGTTGAGGTTTATAAACATGGAAGATAAATATGATATTTCCAATCTAAAGAAAAAGAAAAAGGTTAACAGTAGAGCAAAGGGTAGTACCTTCGAAAGACAAATAGCTTCAATACTAAACAAAAGGTTTGACACTAAAGAGTTCTCTAGAACACCTGGGTCTGGAGCCTTTGCTACAACCCACGATCTACCTAAACACTTAAAGATCTATGGAGATTTAATAACTCCACAAAATTTCCGGTACTGCATAGAATGCAAGAAGGGATACAATAAGGAGAATCTCTATAGTCTTTTCAATTATAGATCCGACTTTTGGAAATTTGTTCTTCAATGCGAAAAAGATTCATCTTTCTGCGATAAAGAGCCGATGGTAATATTTAAACAAGATAGACAGAAAACTCTGGCGATAGTACCCTCTTATATAACATACTCGATTGATAAATATATAGAGCTTCACAAAGGAGAAAAGAAATATAAGGTTTATTACTTAGATGATTTACTCAAAGAAGAGGATTATCATTGGTTTGATTAAGTAGTTCTTCTAGAAGCTTAATCTGTCCTTGAATAAATAGCTTAGTTACTTCTTCTTTAGTTTGCTGTGTGGGGCTAAAGTTCTTGTCTGAAGAATACTTTTCCAGGGTTTCTTTAGGAACATACAAGGATGTTCTAGTATTACTTTTACCCGCAGAAGTTTTCGTGTGCGACTGATCTAGTATTACCGTTGACCCTCCACCAGAAATTATTATCTTGGTTCCTTTAACTTCAAACTTACGGTCTTTAGCTTGAGCAATGTCAGTTAGGATTTTGTTATGCTTAACGGCTAAAACCTTTCCAGAGTCATCACTAATCAATTGAGATAGGTCTCTAGTGTTAGCCCCGCAGGTAAAAGCCATTGCCATAACGTAATCTTCCGCAGCTTGGTTGCCAGAAGCAAGATCTTTCTTTAGTTGATTCATTCTCTCCAACCTACCTACTTTCTCTCCTAGTCTCTGCCTGTTATCTTCTGCTGTGGGTCCATCTCCAGCAAATTCTTTCAACACAAACTCTTTACCTTTCTTATCGAATAAGGTATCTCTCAAAGCAGAATTCTTTAGGTCGGAAAAACCTAATCTTTTTTTCATAGACGCGAAAGCAGACTTAGCCAACTGCTCAGGAGTAATGGCTTTTATCTTTCCTCCCTTTGCATATGTGGTGTTCTCCATGAAGGGCACCGCAGCTTTACCTACCTTGGCTTCTAGATCTTCTGCATACCTAGCAGTCTCAATTTCTCTTTCTGTTGAATAATCATACAGGTTTTTGTATAAGAATGTTTGGAACTCAGGGTCTAGATTTCTTCCCTTGCCTCCTCCAGCGAGGATTTCCAACATTCTTCTGACAGAGTTTATCTCACCGAACTTCGCCTGTTGTATCTCTGCTAACCTTTTTAATCCTACCCCAACTGCGTACTGGTTAGGACCTATTACTCGAACCTCACTACCAATGGCCTCTGCTTTTTCCAATGCTTTATCTTGATCAGAGTAAACGTAATCAAGGTCTTCTCTGGCTCCAGTAGCAACCTCTAGGCCAACTGGCTGTACACTGTCGGCGTCCATGAATTTTGCAAAGGGAAGAGCTAAGGACATTTCAGTGAGTAAATATTTCTTAAGAGCTTCATCGTCACCCAAGGCTTCTAATAACTCGTCTTGAACTACTTGAGCAAAAGCTTCATCTAGTGTAAGTCCAGAATCCCCACGCGCAGCCTGTATATCTTTTAGGATAGCCGCCTTGCTTTTTAAAGCTGAAATTAAAGCAGCCTTTCCCTCTTCTATATTGCCATTAACCATCATGGCCGCAACAACATGAAACTCCTCAAACAAAACTCCCTTGATGGCGTTCTTTTCTTGAGGTGAAAATGCACTTCCGGCAACTTTAGTGAAGTCTTTTTTAGAAAATTTACAACTATCTTCTATGGCGTTTAAACCTATTTGATAAAGCTTGTTCGGAGACTTATTAGATCCCACTACAAGTAATTCTGATGGGTCGTTTCCGAAGAGAATCAACTGGTTTTTGTAGAAACCTACTTGGCGCTTTACATCTTCACAGGCATCTTTTTTTTGTTCTTCAGGAAGAGCTATAAATGAAGTGACGGCTTCAAAGTTATCCAGGATCTTAGCAGCCATAGCAGGACTCATCTTAGCTTCAGTAGACAAGCCATCATCATCTACAGTCCGTACTTCAGCGGACATAATCTTCCCTAGGATTCCTGTGGAAACAGAAGAGTTTCCTTTCACAAAGTAAGTTGAAGCTATTTGAGCTTCGGTAATGTCACCAAAAAGACCTTCTCTAGCTAATTTCTGTAAGCGGCTTAAGATCTCTTTAGCTTTCGGAACTAGATCAACATATTCAGGATCCGCTAGGCTTCCCTCAACAGTTAAATTTCTTTGCTGCTCTGCGGCTTTCTCGGCTTCTAATCTCTTCTTCTCAATTTCCTCTGGGGTCAACCCCTTATCACCGCCTTCTCCTGTGTCAGGAGCCCAAGCACCTAAAAGTTTTTTAGAGTAACTTCCTGCGTGAGTTTTGTTTGGGTTGATATCGTTTTTATAATTAGAGGCGTTAAAATTTTTACTTGTTAAATTAGATCCTGATATCGTAACATACCCACGCTTATCCTTAGCAGGGGAAATTTGAATATTTTTATTCTTACCCAGCTTTTCCTGAGCATTACCTTGTGCCGCAGCCTGAATTGCAGAGTCTATCTCAGGGAAAGCATTTAATTGCTCTGGAGTATAACTTTCACTAATATAAGTGATCTTATACGTCCTTTTCTTTAGCTTGCTGTAGCTCTCTAGTAATTCCGAGAAATAATCCATATCTTATTATAGATGAAAAAAATAGCCCCGCCCACACAGGTAAAGGACGGGGCTAAAAACCTAATTTAAAATCACTGAGTAGGGTTTGTGTAGTTGAAGACGTTCATGAAGTCGTACTTGAAGTTCACTGTAAGCATGTGGAAATCATTAGTGGCATAGTTGAATTCCGCAGCTTGCCAGGAAGTGGGGTACACTCCATAAAGCTCGATGGTAGAGTGGGGAGTTAGAGTGTTGTCTAACTGAACAATCTCAAGCTTGTCTGCTTTGAATGTGTTACCAGCACCACCACCCGGCTGTGAGCTTTTGGTCATCTCACCTGTGAGTGGGTCATAAGTGTGGCGGAAGAAGCGGTAGAGGTCCGAGGCTGTCTCACGAAGGTAGAGGTTGTCGAAGTCGATAGTAAGCTCACCCGGAGTAGTCTTGCCTGGGTAGTGAAGCTTATCGTTAACACGATCAACAACAATAGCCTCGTTCCGCATCTCTAAACCACCAACTTTCTTGCAAGCTAAGGTTAAATCAGCCACATTAGTGATGTCCTGAGGGAGCCCGAAGAAGTGAGCTTCGAACTGATACGCCCGCACTGAATCAAGGTCAGTCGAGACGGTAGGAAGCCCCTGACCCGGAGTAAAATCTCTACCGTATTTTGTCTTGTAATATGATGTTGCCATTAATTATCTCCTTAGAGGGTTCCTAGATCAGCGGACTGATTGGTTAGGTTGATCTCAAACACGATGACCTCAGCGGTCTTGGTGGGCTTGAGAAGAACTTTTGTCCAGAGTTCGTTACGGTCTACGCGAAGGGGTGTGTTTGTAGTCTCATCGCAGACAACTCGGAACTCTGTAATTCCCCGTCTTCTTCTGATGTCATCAAGGAAGGGATTAACAACTCCCTCAATCTGTGACCAAGTAAACTCGTCGTTCGGCTCGAAGACAAACCGTTGAGTAGAAGCAAGTATGACCTTCCTGACATAGATCATTAGTCTTCTAATATTAATTCTATCTAAAGCAGAAGCTGCTCTTTGACCTGTTCTTTGGCCGAAGATAGTAATTCCTTGCTGAGGGAAGGCAACAATCGGGTTTACGATGTTACCGCCGCTGTAAAGGCTGTCTCTATCGCCTTGGTTGAGCTTAACCTCAACCTCTGTGGGCTTAGTTAAGCGACCCCTCTGGAAGCCAGCAGGAGCAAACCAAGTGTCAGATACGGCATCTGTATACGCCATCTGTCTAGCAGCAAAGATAGATGGATCATACCATCGGTCCTTTCCATCGAACGTGCTGAATATTTTTACCCAAGGCCAGTGGACCGCAGCGAAAGAACTGTTAATCGCACTCGATCTCGCCCCTGTTGTGGAAGCCTGACCGTTAGTCCAATCAATCGCGTCTTGAACAGATCCTACCGCATAGGGAGGGGCCACAAGAGCCAGGAAATCTTGCGTAGTTTCCGCTAGGGTAATAAGATTATTTTGAACAGCTTCTGTGGCTATACCAGGAACTAGGGCCACGCCGACGTTGATAACATCATCATCTAAAGCTTGCATTCCTGTTTTGGGTTCCGTCGTAGCGTCACCGATCAAAGCTGTGGATCGACCATTCTCAGTAGCAGCAATACCGTTCGTTCCCCCAGCTAAATTGGTGGCGGCAGACCCCACAAGTTTGACGAATCTACCCCAAGCGCCGCTGCGGTGACGACCCCCTCGAACGCGGTTCTGAATGTTCCCGTAACTAATTGCTTTACTGAATCTGAAAACTTAGTTAAAGCAGTTACAGAAACGTCAGCACCGTCTCTAGTAATGTTGCCCTTAATAACTCTAGAGGTAATGTTTGTTTCTCCAGTGTTAATTACGTCTTCCAAGAAGGCTCCTGAAGCGACAAGGCTGGCCTTGAAGGTTTCTAAAGCAACGCCTTGCTCGTTTACAGCTACCACAAAGTTTTGTGAGCCAAGAGAATCCAAAGTAATAGAGTTTCCGCTGGTGTCTCCATTAGACTTAATGCCTCCGTTATACCCAGCGCCTGGGTGTAACGATTGAACAAGGTAGCTTAGGTTGTTAGTGCCTGTAGTAGCAATCTGTGCCCCGCCTACTGTTATAGAAGAAGCCATAGAACCAATTATACCATAGTTGGCATCAGAATCTACTACAGGACTAATTTTCTGCAAAACCTCTATTCCGTTGTTTGCATCGAAGGTAGTTCCTTCGCAGATCTTGGCAGTAAGCTCTGCTCCAGAACCAGCAAAGCTACCGACGATGGCACCAGAAAGACCTAGCCCGCTGTCGAAAGAACCGTCATCAAATACCCCCACTAAATCTGCGTCTAAAGCGCCCCCGATCACCGATCTTAAAGCTTGCGACTGAGAGCGAGCATTAGGCACGCTGACCACATAATCTCTTCCTTCCTCAGCATTGTCAGAGAATTTAACAATCCCCTGAGAGTCTTTAACCTGAATTCTTAGAGTGACAGGCCGCTCAATTCCGAATCTGCTTGTGCCAAGGTTATCTCCTTGGCCGGAAACCGCAATCGCTGGGCAGTGGCCTAAGGACATCGTGGCAGAAGCGTCTACAGCTACTTCATCGTCAGCGCACCGAATAAAGTATACGGAATTAGTTTGCTCAAGGATCTCTAAAGCACCCTCTAAACCCTGACCGTTGATGGATTCAGAAGGCTCACCGAAAGTACGAATAAGGGATTCCTGATCTGTAATAAGGGTAGCCTTGTTTGTTGGGCCTTTAGAAGCAAAGCCAACGATACCTACTATTGAAGTGTTAACAGAGGGCGTGAACTCAGAAATGTCTTTTTGTACTGTATAAACACCGGGACTAACGTAATTTGGGGCCATAATTTATCTCCTATGCGTTGGAAATTTTGAACATTCTACGGCGGTGTAGAGTTTTTATTTGTTCTGTTATATAGTGCTCTGGGACCACTATACTTTCCCCCGGCTGCATCCACCTTGCCTGTGCTCCTTTTTCGGTGCGAAAGAAAATGGTGAACGCTTGTAGACAATCATTTTTTACTAACTTCATGATTATTTCCTTCCTTAGTATGTAGAGTTCGTGCTAAAGTTTTTTACTACTTTTTTTATGGCACAAACACTTTTGTTGTTGCTGCCGTAGCCATAGCAGGTCCGCTGTGTGCATCGGAACCATGAGGAGTAACTGCATCACCTAATACACTGATAGGCAAACCGTTGACCAAAACTTTAGGGCTCCCAGGACCTAGGATCGGACCCCCAGCGGTGGAAACGGTTATTATACAAGCGTTCCTACCCTGAATAAATACATTAGAAGTAGACACTGCGGGATGACCACAAGAAGCAGCGTCCCCTGTAACAATAGGTGGTCTCATGATAAAGTAATCTCCGTGTTAAACTCTTCTACCTTTCCTGTGGAGGTTACTAGGAACTTTGGATTAGGAACATAGGTTCTAAAAACAACATTAAAAGTTTTCTTTATTATTCTATCTTCTTTATCCCCTGCCGTGATCGAACCAACATCTTCCTCCGTGTCCAGATATGCCTTAGCGATGGTTGAGAATTCAGTAGGCACGTTCATCTCAGGGTTGAACTTGAGTCTAATCTGCTCAAGGATTTGGTCCATGTCAGCCATGTACTTACACCAGATGTTTACTTGGTAATTAATATTTACTGGTCTTGGAGCAAGGCTTAGAACTCGGAAAGCTCGATTCTTTTCAGCATCCCAATACTTCTCGTTTACAAGGACGCTTTCCTGTCTTCTGCGAGCATCATCGTTCGCAGTAGTGGTCTGAGTAATAGTTACCATTGGCAGGACGATGTTGTCCTCTTGCTTTAGCTTCGCAATAGCTCTCTCTGCGTTAGCGTGGAGGCACTTCACTTCCTTAAACTTATCCTCTGCGGAGATGTATCCCAAATCGTTGAAGGATGCAATCATGGACCTTAGAGACTCCTTGTAGATGAACGAGATGTTCTGCTTGGCCTGAGTCATCTTGAAGATCTTCTTACGAATATCTCCTTCTCTAGTAGGGTATTGTCGGTTTCGACTGTCGTAAGAAGAAACATCGAGTTCTGCCGCAGTAGCTGTGGTGACGGTTTCCCCACCGCCTTCCCCGGCCTCTGCCGGGGGAAGCACAGATTCCGTAGTAAAAACAAAAGTTATACCTTGCGTGGTTCCTGCGCTATTAATCAGATCAACTCTCCAATAATATGTCGTTCCCGCATCAAGCTCCGTCTCCAAGCTAACAGGAGAAGTTGAGGTAGAAACTAAGGTAACTAGGCTGGGCGAAGTTCCTAGATAGATCTGACGACTGCTGATTGTCCCTGCTGGCTCGGACCAGCTAAGTGTAGTGCTTGTGGACACATCTGTGGCCCCGTTTGAGGGAGCGGGGTCGAATGCCCTCCCAGGTGGAACAGAGCCAGCAGCATCCTCTTCAAACGCGCCTGGATTATACCCTGTGGCTTTTCTACTGTTCCCAGCGATGTCTGTAGCTGGAACATTAGAAAGATTTGTTAGAACTTTCCAAGCATCATTCCCTGTAACATCATATAGTTTAGAGGTGTATGGATCAAAAATTGCTTGGTTGCCTGTCGAAGAGGCATCAGTATCCGTAGTCAGTGTCCAAGTCTGATTTCCAGCAAAAATACCATCACCTGCGGGAATAATTAGATCTCCGAAGGTTGTTTGCTCGGTTACATTTCCTGAACCTTGCAAAGCTGTGAAGTTTCCGAAGCTTTGAGAAGTTAATGAGACATGAGCAAAGTTGTTATAGATAGCAACTGGAGTCCCTGTGTTAATTCTAACACCTTGACCTGTATTATGGAAAGTGCAGTTTCTAGCAGTTAATGTACCAACTTGATTATTTGCATTAATACATCGTGTTTGAGCCTCGATCCAACAGTTTTCAATTAACGTACCTGTTGATTGTTGATGATTGTCGTTAATACCATTGGGGCGTCTAAGCGCAGAAATATTACAATTTCTAACTATGGTTGCTTGTCGTGTTTCTATCGAATTTTGAATACTTAGCCCATCAAGAACATAAAAAGCGGTAACGAATAACCAAGCTTGACCAGCACCAGTGTCATTAAACACTACACCTTCATCTATATTTCCATTATGCTCACTACCAGCCGCAGGTTTAAAGGTTACATTTCTTGTAGCGTCTGCAACAATACTATTGCTTATATAAGGAGATTCATTATAATATCCAGCATCAGCCTCGAAAACAATAGCTCCATCATTAGCTACTAAATCTGTGCTACCAAAAGCCGTTGTTGCAATACTGTTAATGGCCGCTGCGGCGGCTGTAAATGTAGCATAGTCTTTTCCAGACCCGATAGTTTTTGTAACTACTGTAGGCATTATAGCTCCTCGATACCTGCGTACCCGCCAAGTTCATCACTAACCTTTGAGAGAGGAGTGTCCTGAACCTCTGTGCTATCGCGGAGGAGCTTGGCAGAGCACACTAAATGATAAACTCCATACGCCTCGAAGCTATCCTCAACCACCTCGAAGATCTCATACTTCTGCTCTTGAAACATAGGCTTGATTACATCACCAGGAATGACGGACCTACCAAGCTTGGTCTCAATGTAGCTCTTGTTAAACGTAAATAGCTGATCGTTAGTAAGCTCAATACCGAACTGGGTAAGCTCCTCTGACATGGAGATAGGATCGTAGTGCCCATGAACTACAATAGGTGTCTTGGACACTACCTTGCTCCTCTCCTCTCGATATACATCGTCGTAGTTGTCTGACTGGTAATACTTATAGAAGTGAAACTTGGAGCCAGCTAGACGAATCATCTCATCATCTACAAGGTTGAACAGGTTGATGTCAGGGTTGTCCTGATCAAATAGACTAAGCGCACTGTCATCCGTATCTATGTCTGGTAGTGCTGGTAGCTTAGTCGTTACCTTGTAGTTTTTGTTGCTCATTTATACTCTGGGGGCTTTGGTTTTTTCAGCAGATTTTTCTTTTTTGATGGCTTTATTGTAGTTTTGCCTGGACCTTGTAGATACCTCACACCTTTAGCT